GCCCCCCAGGCCCACCGCCAATGCCACCTGAAGACGCAGCCGCAGCAGCAGCCGGCCCACCCGGCGCGCCCGTCGACGAAGAAGGTGGCGAAGAGGGCGGAGAAGAAGATGTACTCCTCGCGGCTCCACCCGAAGGGGGAGGAGAAGAGCCCCCGGTCGCCAAGAGAGATGATAAAAATTGGTATTACAAATCCCGCAGCGGCAAAACGCTACAACATTCCCCCGGCGCCAAGGGAAACTGGTATTTACCAGTCACAAACGACGCCAGAAACCTGGGCGCACGCCGCCGCTCTATGAAAGCATCCGGGGGCGGCTACAAGGCTAGCCCGTCTGTAAAGAATGTTTTCCCGGGATATCAAGAAATAGATTCTTTAACAGGTCTTAAGAGTCTTTATGAAGGGAAAGAGACTAATTATAGCAAAGAAGATGTGGAAGAAAACGAAATCTTCAAAGTGAACCGTGACGTTCGACAACTGATACAAGAATTGGAGTCAAAGGATGACAAAGTTGAAACACAATAAGAAAAGAAATACCGCTTTTCTCTACGAAGCCTTGATTCGTGAATTGACGAAAAGTATAATTCAAGAAGATGTAACTAGAAAAACAAAAATTGTTAAAATTATACGAGAGAACTTTGATAGGGATATGATTTTGGCCAAAGAGTTAGAACTATATAAAGCCATTTCAGATGCCAAAAATATCGAGTCCATTTTAGCAGAAAAAATAATCTATGAGGCTAAACGAGAACACTCAAGCCTGGATAAGAATACAATTTTTAACGCTCAGACTAGGTTGATATCAACAATTAATAAAAATTTGGGTAAAAACGTTTTTACAAACTTCGTCCCCGCATACAAGGACCTGGCAACAATTGCACAGATTTTCAACAATGATGTTTCTTTCAAAAAAAGAATGCTACTGGAAACCAGATTAGCCAGTCAAATGTCAAGAAAAAGCGGCCCCAAATTAGAAGAAAAGAAAGAAATGGTGCCAATTGATAATTTGGTATACAAGACCTTTGTTGAAAAGTTTAATAAGTCGTATGGGGATTCGCTTTTGAGCGAACAAAAGAACCTATTAAACAATTACATCATGTCTTTTGCTGATAATGGGCTACAGTTAAAAATATTTTTAAATGAAGAAATTCCCCGACTTAAGGGCGCCCTCGATGAATCACTAAACATGCAAGAGATTTCCGAAGATAAAGAAATGGCAACGTCTTCCCAGAAAGTGCTACATTTGCTTGAAAACTTTAAAACTGAAAAGTTGGACAAAACCAAGATTGAGCAAATTTTAAAAATTCAAAATTTGGTAAAAGAGATTAATTCAGATGGCTGATTTAAACGTGAACATAGGCGGAGAGGCTGATAGTGGGCAAGAATTTGATGCATCCATTAAGCTAAATGCCAGAAAATCGTTGGATGGCAACATAATGGTCTTTGACCACGAAGACATTGATGTTGTGTTGATGCCCTCGGTTTTTAAAATTGTTGCGTTTCCAAAAGAAGATATGAACGACGATGTATATGCCACGCAGGACAGGTTATTTAAATATTTGTCCAAAAAGGGGGTGATATCACAACAAACAATACAAGGCGGCAGTGTATACGGATCGTTAGAGGCTCAGATAAGACAATCAGACAAGGTTGATGTCTTGGAAATGGCCCTTTTTCTCATTGGCAAATTTATTGAAGATGAGAGACCATATTTTATGCACGACAAGGCTTACGAAAAAGAACTTGAAAAATATTTCTTGGAACCAGGAGAAGAAGACTCAACAGAATTGGGAGAAGTCCCGTCTCAGGGCGAAAAGGGTGCAATGCCCCCTTTCGCGAGATATGGGCTGATTTATAGGTACTGGTAACAGATGGATCTAATATATTTTGTTCTTTGTTCTTATGGTTTAACACAGATTCTCGTCTATGGGTCAATATTTGACCCGCTCCGACCTAAAGATGGAAAACTTGGTGAATTGTTCCGTTGCCCAATGTGTTTGGGTTTTTGGACAGGTGCATTTTTGTTTTGTCTAAACAACCAAACAGAACTATTTACTTTTAAGTACAGTATAGTCAATTTTATGCTTTTGGGATGGCTAGGTTCTGCTACTTCTTATGCCTTAAGCATGGTCTTCGGAGACCATGGCATAAAAATAGAACACGCGGGAGAAAATAATGTTTCACGAAAATACTTGGACCAATAAATGGAAGCTTCAACCACCCAGGCACTGCTGTAAAGGCTCGTAACTCACACGGGTCACGCCCGTCAAAAGGAAAAGAAATGGCTAATAAACTACTTTTAACCGAATACTACGAACTTTGTGAAGGCGGAGTCTGCCAGGACCTGTTAACTGAAGAACAGAAGAAGAAGGTGGCCGAAGGCTCCTTATATTTAAGCGGAGTGATGCAGAGGGCTGATGCCAAGAATGGCAACGGCCGCGTATACCCTGAAAAAATCCTAAAAAGAGAAGTCAAAAATTATGAAAAGATGATCAGAGATGGTCGCGCTTTGGGAGAACTTGATCATCCAGATGATTCCGTTATCAACTTAAAAAACGCCTCGCACATTGTAGAAAGAGTGTGGTGGCAGGGCGACGATGTGATGGGCACAGTCAGAGTACTTGACACCCCATCAGGAAAGATCCTACGTTCCTTAGTTGAAAGTGGAGTAAAACTTGGAATCTCCTCCAGAGGCCTAGGTTCAACGCACGAGAGCGCTGGCAAGACAATGGTAGAGGAAGACTTTCAGCTAATTTGTTTTGACTTTGTTTCTGAGCCTTCTACAACTGGGGCATTTATGCTTTCTGAGGGTAAAGACGAGGGTGTATATACCAAAGCAGATAGAATCAATAGGGCCCTAAACGATGTATTAGGGACAGTAGGTTAAAATGGCAGATTTCCACAAAAAATGGAAAGACTACGTATTGTTGGTAGAGCAGGCGCCACCCATGGGCCCCACGTCGCGACAACGTATTCCCCGCAGTCCAACCCGGGCGACACCTCCAATTGGGCCCACAACGCCGCAATCACCCCCGCGCAATACTGTTCGAACTCCCGTCGGCCTAGCCGACCCAGGAGATCACCCTTTCGGAATAACTGATAGGCTCGAAAGGGGGGTGACAATCACTTTCCCTGATCCTGATGCTCCCCAAACCGGATCCCAAAAGAGGATGGTAACACGCACACTCTATCAAATTCCAGCCCCACCCAACAACGAGGGCCGCGAGCAGTGGAAATCTTGGGATTCCAACGACAAAGAACAACAAAGGGCAGCCCAACGTGAACTTATGATTCATGCTAAGACGCTGGAAAGAAGGTTAAACGACCCCGATTTCATGAAAGTGGTGAGACAACACTTTCCGAAAGGTGTCGATGACGAGTATAAACGCGACTTTGGTAATAATATTCAAAATATGATAGTCGACCGCCCTTATGAATTTGAGCCCCGCTTAAGAGCCATATGGGATCAAAGAAAAGATCCAGAGTATGCACCAATCCTCCCAACCGGCGCCGAGGCCCGCCCATATTCCAGTAACTTGGTGCCTTCCTTCGCCGAGTTCTCCGGAGACGAGGAGGGTGCTATAAAATTTGCAAAGGAGCATGGCCTTTCCGAGCAGGAGGCACAGGATATTTGGGACGAGGAATTCAAAAAGCTAGAAAAGGCTTATCAAGAAGAGGATTACATCTTCCAGGGCGCCATCGCCCAGCATGGCCAATATGTCGACGAGTCGGGTTATGATAACCCAAAGGCCAGGGAAATTGTTACCTCCAAGGCCACAAGCGAGTTCTTAAAAAAGACGATGGCCAAAACCCATCCCGGATGGTCTTCTGAAGAAATTACCGCTTTCGTTGACACCCCGGGCCACCCGCCACCAGAACGCCTTAAAGATCAATTCGCCCCGGGCCACGACCGGCAATTAATTGCAATCAACAAAAGGTTGGCCGACAACGAGCAACCCGATTATTTTGAAGCTGCAGATTTTGCGCCCGACAGTCCACCAACTTCGGTTCTGGCTCACACGGTGAAAAAGGGCTGGGAGCAGTTCAATGATACACCAGAAGAGGAACGCAAATACACAGAGGACTGGTTCCCAGACTGGAGCGAAGCGCCCGAGCTTTATTGGCAGGCCCTCGCGGGTGAAGATGCAGCCCACGGCTGGCCCGGCCTAGCCCAAGGCCTAGGTATTGCCACAAAGTCCCGCGCCATCCCGGCGGGAGCCATTTCGCAATCCAGCTTGAAGCTGATGCAAGACCGGGTAAAGGCAAAACAAGACTACGAGCAGGGAATTCGTTACAAGTACGATCAGACCGCCCCGGGCCAAACGATGCAATATAAGATCAGCCCAGAACAGCACGCAGCAGAGGCCCAGGCAGCCGAACAGGTTCGTGCTGCAGAAGAAGCAAGAAAGGAAACGGCGCGCCAGGCTGCAACTGCAGCCAATCGAAGTGGTCGCAGCGAAACCTATCGTGATTACGTTCCATCGTTCCTTCGCTTCGAGTCCGTCGATCCCGCTTCAAGTGAAATGATTGTTGAGCAGATTAAGAAAGCAATCATGAAAGAATTTTACCAAGGATCTCAATCACGCGAAGGTGCGAGAATGCCAATTAACCTATTTAAACAAGATAGACACATAACTTACAATAGCGATCCGTTTGATGTATTTTCATTTGAGTTTGAACAAGTCTTCAACTCGCTAGTGGCCAAATACAATTTTGCAATTGAAGATGAACACTTACACGAACCGGTTTTTCATGAAGCCGGCCGAGTTATCCAGTCCTTTGTTGACGTGGACTCAATTGAAAGAAAAGTACCCCCACAGGTATATGACGAAAACACTACTTTGGATACAATCATGTCGGAGTTTCAAAACTTGTTTGCCGAATTGTTGGCAACGCATTCTGAAGCCATCGAAGAAGAAAACCTTGGAGACGACGTTTATAGAGAGGCTCTTGGCCTCGTAAAGGCTAGATTAGGATTGGTATAATGAAAAAGTCTGAATTAAAGCAAATTATTAAACCGCTGGTTAAAGAGTGTATATATGAAACTCTTGTCGAAGGTGGATTATTGTCTGGTATAATTACAGAAGTTGTACGAGGAATCAACTCTGGCAATAAAGCTTTGGTAACAGAACAGGCAGATAGAGAACAAGAGACCAGAGCAGTTGCGCAGAAGGAAGCAAATCTGGAGGCCGACCGCCGAAAGCAAAAATTGCATGAAACCAAAAGAAAGATGCTTGAGGCGATTGGGCAAGACTCTTATAACGGGGTTAATCTTTTTGAGGGAACTGATCCGATCTCGAAAGCCGGCCAGGAGGGGTCTCCCGCCGCACCCGACTCCCCACTATCACATGTCTCCCCCGGTGATGCAGGGGTGGATCTTGGCAACTTTAGTGAAATTTCCAAGAAATGGGGATCGCTCCTTGAGTAGAAGCAGAGTAGGCAGAGCAGTAACTTGAAGAGGAAGTAATGGGTAAACCGATAAACGTGGAAACAAGACCAAGAGACCCCAGAGAGCCAACCGAACGTGTAATTAGACGATTCATGAAAAAGGTTAAAAAAGAGGGTATAATCGAAGAGTATAAAAGTCGCCAATATCACGAGAAAGCTTCCGATAGAAAAAGAAAAGAAAGAATCAGACGCAAGAGAGTGGCCAAAAAAGCCCAGGAAAAGAGGCAAACTTAATTTAAAACGCCTTTTTTGAGAAAATATAACTATTTATTTAGTACAAAAGTATACGATTTAGGAGAGCAAAATGCCAAACAACGAAGAAAGATCTGCATTCAATGTGAGTGCAGACGCCCAGCACCGCCGCTTTAAGGCGGGCATCGGCCATGTAGGATCATACCAGGTTGCAGGAAGACCTTTTCTTACGGGATCAGATATCACCACAGGTCAGAAATGGTTGGGCGTTCATTTTCCCGCTGTAACAAAAGCTATAACAGTCATATCTTCAGGTTCGGGCGATTTGCGAATTAGTTTTGGCCAACCTTATGTTGGGTCAAATCTTCAACCTTGTATCGAGCCACACAGAAACTACATTACTTTGAATAGCAGTGAAGACAGTGTGACCCTAAACGTAAAATGTCGCGACATCTACGTTTCTTTGGCAGATCCCAGTGTCGCGGGTGCCTTTGAATTGACAGCAGAGTTAACAGGAATCGACGACGGCTTGTTGCTTAGTGGCAATGTCGGTGTAAGCTATGGCCTTCAATCAGATGGTGTAGAATAATCAGCGAGGAGAGAATAAATGGGTGGATTTAAATCAGGAAGAGTAAGTGATAAGGGCGCAGCGGGTGCAGTTACTTCGACTAGCTCCGGCGCATCGTCCATCACTCAGAACCAAAGCGCAGGAACTTTTATAGTTACTATGGATGGCGGTCATTCCATTGCTGCCCAGGGTGCTCATACAGTTACGGTAGCTTGTACTGAAGTTGCGGCAGATGATGTAATTTCTGTCACCTGCGGTGGACAAAGCGCGAACGTGCCGCTAACGTGTGCCATCATCGCCGTCGCCGCCGGCACAGCTTTTAAGGTGCTGGTTAAAAATGAAAGCGGCAGCACCGCGGCAGCAGCAGCTAGCACATTTAGAATCAGTTGGACTATCGTCTAAAATAACAACAATATATGGCATTTAAAGGTTCGCAGGACTATTTATATTTGATCAAAAGTATATTTTGGGAGTTATGAAATGTCGACAATGTTACAGGACGCTATCGTAGATGCAGAAGCCTTAAAGGAGGCTGCTCTTAAGAACGCGGAAACAATGATTATTGAGAAGTATTCCGAAGAAGTCAAAAATTCTTTAAACACCATCTTAGAACAAGAATTACCACCAGAAGAAGAAGCGGCCGCTATGGACGCCCTCGCTGGCGGGGGTCTCCCTCCCGAAGCAGCCGCCGCTGGTCCCGAAGCAGCTCTTGGTATGGATCCTGGAATGGATCCTATGGCCGGCCTGGACCCAACCATGGCTATGCCCCAAGAAGCGCCTCCGGCAGGAGAGGAGCAGTTTCCGGAGGTTCCCATGGGAGCCGTAGAAGGAGAGAAACTGTGTGGCAAGATAACACCCGAGCAAACCCTTGAGGTTGGCGCTTGTCCAGAAGAGGACGAAGAGGTTGAGATCAACTTTTCCGATCTTGCTGCCGAAATGGGTAGACAGGAAGGCGAAGAGGCAGGAGATATGGTGAATAGAGAAGAAGAAGTAATTCCGCAGGTAGTGCAGGAAGAAGTTGAATTGGAAGAGGAGGCTCTTTTGAATCTGTTCGAGCAGGTTGCCGGAGTCGAAGAAATCAACTTTGCTTATGATCCAAATGAACCCGGAATGAACATTACAGGCGACCCTACCGCAGGAGTCGAAGAAATCAACTTTGCTTTCGATCCCGATGACCCCGGAATGAACATTATAGGCGACCCTACCGCAGGAGTCGACGAAATTGAGATGCCCCCCTTGGATGTCGTATCGACACAGGACACCCGCGCACGCGCCGGCCTTCAGCTTCCCACCGATCCTACTTCCGCATCTTGGGAACAGGCATTGGCCAAAGACCGCGCCAACCAGGGCGGTTTCATTGCCGGCCTCCGCGGAGCATATGGTCTAGAAGAGGAAGTAAACCTCGATATTGCAACCGAGAATGCCCAGGATTGGGCCGGTATGCCCACAGCCCTAAAAGAAGAGGGTGAAGAAATCGCTGCAGCCCACGAAGCGTTGGCTGATGCGGAACAAAAGAACGAAGCTCTTGTCAGGCATCTTACGAGCCTACAGGAAGCATATAACAAATCTTTAGAAGAAAACGAAAAGTATAAAGGACTAGCATTGAAATTGAAAGATAAACTAGAAGAAGTAAATCTTTCAAATGCCAAGTTGCTTTATACAAACAGAGTACTGGACAATACCTCCCTGAATGAGCGGCAAAAAAATAAAATTGCTGAAACTATTTCCAACTCAAAGACTGTTGAAGAAGCAAAAGTAGTTTTCGAAACACTTCAGAGCACAGTGGAGAGCGTCTCCGGCAGGAGAGCGCCAAAATCACTTAGCGAAGCGGTTCAAAGAAATTCTTCAGCAACTCTCCCACGCAGAAGTGCGGGAGATCAAGTTTCTGCCGATCCTGTAAAGAATAGGTGGAAAACTTTAGCTGGTATTAGTAAAAACAATCATTCAGATTCATAATATATAAGGAGGAAAAAAAATGTCTGTTTTACAAAAACTTACTGAAGGCATTGTGAATAGAAATCTCTCGAAGGAAGGTGATGCTCTACGTGAAAAGTGGAACTCAACCGGACTTCTTGAAGGTCTCGAAACTCGCAATGTCGACACAATGTGTGTCCTGCTTGAGAACCAAGCAAAAGAACTACTACGCGAGGCTAGCACAATGGCTGCTGGTGACGTAGAGGGTTTCGCTTCTGTAGCGTTTCCCATTGTTAGACGTGTTTTCGGCAAGCTCATTGCCAATGAACTGGTTTCAGTTCAGCCTATGAGCCTTCCGTCAGGTCTAATCTTTTTCCTAGACTTTAGCACCACAGCTACTCATGATGATGAGAACTCTGGTCGTCTAGGATATGCAACCAACGAATCCGTTTACGGTGGTGGCGTCCTCGCCAGCCAGTTGACCGGTGGTGTTCAGTTGACGGGATCCAACGCTGAGAAGGGTTTCTACAACCTTAACCAGGGTTACGCTTCCGTAACTGGTTCATCTTCCGTGACAGTGATTACGCCGATTCTTTCTGGCGTATTCGGTGGTATCGTTAATGCCGATGCTGACAAGTCACTCGTTGGTACAACTCTCAATCTTACAAAGGCTGATGACCTAATGAGGCTTTGTCGTTACGACGCTGACTTTGTTTCTGGCACAACCACTGTTTGTATTGGTGAGCTTACCATCGCCACAATGGAAGGAAATGCAACCAATACACAGGAATTGAACGTCAACAACTTGATCTCAGTTTCTGGTGCTTTCCCTGCGGCGGCAGGAGAAACCTCAGTCCGTCGTTTGACCCAGCTTTCTGGTACTTCAAACACTAAGCTTCTGCTTTTCCTTGTTGACTACTCAGGTACTCGCACATCTGTGCAGCTATCTTCATCGATGGCCAACGGAATCAACAGTACTGGTGTTACGTGGTCCTGGGCCGCCAAGGACACTCTTACTACCGGTAACGGTATGGGATCTGTTGTTGGTGCCGAGCAGTGGGGACTTGAGGCTGAAGCTGGTATCCCGGAAATCGACGTGAAAGTCGACTCCGTGGCCATCACCGCAGTCACCAAGAAGCTCAAGGCTAAGTGGTCACCGGAACTCGGTCAGGATCTCAACGCTTATCACAACCTCGACGCCGAGGTTGAGCTTACATCAATTCTCTCTGAGCAGATCGCTCTTGAGATTGATCGTGAGATCCTTGAAGATCTTGTCAAGGGATCAAAGGCCGGTACCTACTACTGGTCACGCCGCCCGGGACGCTTTGTTATTCGCGATTCCGGTAAGGAAATCAGTACCTCTCCAAACGAAAGTTTGCTCGGTGCCGACTTCACAGGCACCGTATCTGAGTGGTATGAGACTCTCGTTGAAACCATCAACGACGTTTCGGCTCAGATTCACCGCAAGACTCTCCGCGGTGGTGCTAACTTTATCGTTTGCGGCCCCGAGGTCGCCAACCTTCTTGAGTTTACCTCTGGCTTCCGTGCTAGTGTGACTCATGATGATGATCGCGGTACTGTTGGTGCTGTTAAGGCGGGTAGTCTTAGCAAGAAGTGGGATGTTTGGGTTGACCCTTACTTCCCGCGTAACGTAGTACTGGTTGGACGTAGAGGAAGCAGCTTCCTAGAAAGCGGCTTTGTTTACGCTCCATACGTCCCGCTACAAGTCACTCCGACCATCTTTGGAACCGAAGACTTCGTGCCCCGTAAGGGAGTCATGACGCGCTACGGCAAGAAGATGGTGCGTCCTGACATGTATGGTTTGGTTATTGTTCAAGACATGCTTGGATAGTAGTTGAGCTATATATCATAGCCACCCAGTAGCCCCGTTCCATTTTTGTTGGAACGGGGCTTTCTTTTTACTTTCAACTCAACTAATTACTACGATAGGAGAATCTTTAAATGGCTAGACCCACTTTAACACCCGCTAGCACAACTAGTGCCGTAGTATTGCCCGTCACAGGGGCTTTGTCAAACGTTTCTAGTTTGCCTTTTGGTGTATATTCTGACAGCGATTCACCACTTTTTTCACAATATTTTATCACCGGTGCAATCGATCAGGTTGCCTATACATACAAAAAGTTGGGCGGCGATGTATTGGACTTGGAAATAACAGAAGGGCAAGTGTATGCTGCCTATGAAGAAGCCACTTTGGAATATTCATATATTGTTAATATGCACCAAGCCAAAAACACGCTTCCAAACGCGCTTGGAAACACGACGGGAACATTCAATCATGATGGCCATCTACAAAGCGGCCCCCTCTCGGGCTCCTTGAGCGGCTCGCATGTTGGGTTGAAGTACCCTCGATACGAGTTTTCCTATGCAAGAAGAGTGGGAGAAAAATTCTCATCAGAAGTGGGACAAGGCGGGTATTTGCCCGAATATTCAGCTTCTTTCACGACCTCTACGAATCAGCAGGATTATGATTTGCAGGCAATTATTGAAACAGCCTCCGCGGCCGGTTCTGTACCCTATGCTAACAAAGTGGGTAATACAAAAGTTAGAATCAAGAAGGTGTTTTATAAAACGCCACAATCCATGTGGAGGTTTTACGGATATTACGGCGGATTGAATGTTGTAGGTAACCTTTCCAGTTATGGTCAGTTTTCTGATGACAGTACTTTTCAGCTTGTACCAACTTGGCAAAGTAAGGCACAGGGTATGGCTTTTGAGGACGCGCTAAATGTTAGATTGTCGCGATTTTCATATGAAATCAAAAATAACAAAATAAGGTTATTTCCAGAACCAACTTTTATTGGCCCAACAACAATGTGGGTTCAGTTTACCATCCCGGAAGACTCTTGGGGTGATGATAGTTCTGATGACGTTGGTTTGGATGGCGTCAATAACTTGAACACGCTGCCGTTTGGCAATGTTCCCTATGAAAATATCAACGCTATTGGAAAGCAGTGGATCCGGCGATTTTGCCTGGCCTTGTCAAAGGAAATGTTGGGGCAGGTGAGAAATAAGTTCGCCACAATTCCAATCCCAGGCGAATCGGTAACACTTAATGGCTCGGCATTGATTTCCGAGGGTAAAGAAGAACAAGATAAATTGCGTGAGGAGTTAAAGACGACTTTGGACGAGTTGACTTATGTGAAGATTGTTGAAGCCAATTCTGTGCTGGTCGACAACGTGACAAAGATTCAAACCAAAGCTCCAAACCCGATTTTTACAGGATAATTAAGAAATGGGTAAATGGTCTCAACCGGACAATCCTCCGCCACCACTGTTTGTTGGCGAAAAAGAGAGAAATCTGGTTAAACAAGTCAATGATGAACTTATAGAGCGGGTAATAGGCCAGCAGATAGCCTATTATCCAATTGATTTGGAGTCTTCAAACTTTCATGACCTCTATGGTGAGGCAATCAAAAAGACATTTCTCCCGCCAGTGAGAGTATACGCTCTAATTGCATGGGAGGGCACACAAACAGATATGCAGTCTCACGGTGTAGACAAAATGGCACAATTGACAGCGCACTTTCACAAAAGAAGGCTGACAGAGGATCAAAACCTTTTTGTGAGAGAGGGTGATTTTATTTTATATGGTAAATATTACTACGAAATCGTAAGTTTGGCCGAGCCAAGAGAGCTTTTTGGTCAAGCTGACCATAGGTTGGAAATATCTGCAAAGTGTATTAGAGCAAGAGAGGGTTTATTCGATGGACAATGCTAAAACAATAATGATCCAACCTTCTACACTAGAGCTTGTCGACCAGGCGATGTTCAACTTTGTTGAAAACATGACAATCTTCGCTACCACCAACAAAGGGTGGAAAAAGGTGCCCACTATTTGGGTTTCTGCTGAAAGAGCATATCATGTTAAGAGAAAGAAAGAGTTGAGAGATTCCGCCGGCGCCGTAATTTTACCCCTTATAACTTTGGATAGAGTATCGGCCTCGAAAGACACATCGAAAGCGCCCTGGGGAAATGTTCCGAATTATGGCGACGAGAAAGGCGGAGCAGTAGTTGTCGGCAAGAGAATCAAACAAGACAAAACAGCCAATTTTCAAAACGCTTCAGCAACGAGAGATTTCGATCAAAATACGTTTCCGACCAGAGGTCCATCGTTCGTTTCATTTGATAGCGGAGCACCAATAAATGACAGAGTTGTATATGAGGTCGTCTCAGTCCCCCAACCGATATATTTAAACATGGTATACAAGATAGGCATCAAGGCTGAATATCAGCAGCAAATGAATGACATCATTGCACCCTTCGTAATCCGCACCGGTAATATTAAGCACTTTTACATTAATGCCGGCGACCATAGATATGAAGCGTTCTTTGAATCAGATTTGTCCTTTAACAACAATGCCGCCATGATGGGGCAAGAGGAAAGAAAATATGAGACTAATATTACGGTCTCCGTCTTGGGATACTTGATGGGTTCGGGCAACAACGACGAGCAACCCAAGGCCACTATCAGAGAATCAGCAGCAGCCCTTAAATTTACTAGAGAAAGAGTCATCACCGGAGAGAGTCATTCTGCGGCCGATAAAGATGGGTTTTATAGAGAGTAAATTAGGAGTTTCAACAATTAATATACTAATTACTGATAGAAAAATATTTTAATCATTTCAGATTAAGGGAGAATTGATCGATGTCAGTTAAAAAGTTTAAGTTTGTATCTCCGGGTGTTTTTACCAATGAAATTGATAATTCACGCCTGCCTTCCACACCTGAAGGTATCGGCCCCGTCGTAATTGGTCGCCTTCCGCACGGACCAGCGATGCGCCCTGTACAGGTTTCTTCATTTGAGGAGTTTGTAAACATTTTCGGAGCCCCCGAGCCCGGTGGCAAGGGTGGAGATGTTTGGAGAGATGGCAATAAATCATCCCCCACATATGCCGCATACGCCGCACAAGCTTGGTTACGAAATAACTCTCCCATCACAGTCATGCGCCTTGTAGGTAAGGAGCACTCAGATGCCACTACGGCAGGTTTAGCCGGCTGGAAGACTTCGAATGGACCTACCAACCATGTTGAGAGCAATGGCGGAGCTTATGGTCTTTTTGTCGCCAAATCCCAATCAGGCCCCGTCACCGCCACCGGCATTGAAGCCTCCGGCGCCCTGGCAGCCGTTTGGTACGTTGAAAACGGGGCCATCGGCCTCGCCGGCGTAACAGGTTCAGCTACACAAGCCGGCGCCACTCTAAGCGGCACCAACGTTCTTGTGCAAGCAAGGGCGACTTATGCTGAATATGAGGCGGTGATTTTCCAATACACGGGTTCTTCTGCTTCGGAAAAAGAAAGAATAAGATTTAATTTTAATAGAGACTCCGAAAAATACATTAGAAAGGTTTTTAACACAAATCCACAACTAACGAACACCGCACTTGTCGACAAAGATTCGCAAGTAAACTATTGGCTCGGCGAAAGCTTTGATCACCATCTGGAATCCAGGCTCGGAACTACGCTCATGAACACGACTACGAGTAGCTATGGTGTAATATGGTCAATTTCTTCTGGGTCTGCTGTTTGGAAAGGAGACCAGAGAAAGGGAGACGCAGCACCTTGCCAGACAGGTTGGTTTATCGCACAGGACCTCGGCTCTGACACTGCCAATTACAAGCCCTACAACATGCAGAAGTTATTCAAATTTCATGGCTTGGACGATGGCGAGTGGATTCAAAACAACCTCAAGATATCTATTGCAGATATCAAGGCTTCGACAAATTCAGATGTCAACCCTTACGGAACATTCACTGTACAGGTGAGAAGAATCCACGATACTGACAATTCGCCTCAGATTGTTGAGCAGTACACAAATTGTAACTTGAATCCCGCTTCCCCCAATTACATTGCCACGAAAATTGGTGACAGTTATGTAACTTGGGACGAGGACGATGCAAGAATTGTCAATAGAGGCAATTATGAGAATAACTCAAAGTACTTCAGAATTGAGATGAACACAGAGGTCGACCGCGGCAGCACCAATCCACTGAACCTGCCCTTCGGCGTACACGGTCCTCTAAGATTCTCCGCATTCGTGTGTGTTAGTGGGTCTCAAGCGAATGGTGTGAACTCCGTCTCTGGAGCGATGCCGAGAATTGATGATTACGATATTACAGCCGGCGCTGGAACTGGAGACTATGGAAAGTACAACGCCCTAGGTCAGACGGTGGGCTCTCACCTCTTCGTACGCGGAGCCAACAACATTGCAGCTACTGCCAGCATCCGCCAGGCCAGCGCTGCCGCCCATGGTGGAGATCCCCTCGGGACACACGGCGCCTTCGGCGGCAGTGCGGAATTCAAAGTTTTCGGAAGCCACATCGAAGGCGCGTTCGGCGCGAATGCGGCTAGCGTGTGCTTCACCGGCTCTTACTCATTCCCAAAGGTTGCGTTAAGGGTGTCGGCATCTCACGGTAACATGACTTCTAAGAAGGATGCTTATTTCGGAGTTGATCTTACACAGGTTGGAAACAGCAACCTGCGATTTGAAGACAGCAATCTGGATATTCTAAGGGCCATGCCAAAGAGTGTTGATAATTTCACTGCAACAACTGGATCTGGCTTAACACATGTAGACGGGGCCAAAACAGAATATTCTTGGATCTTCTCACTGGACGATGTTGGCTCCGGTTCCGTCGCCGATGAGGCCTCTCGCGCCGCATCTGACGCTGACTACGCCGCCGGCAAGAGAGTGGCAGGTATGTCCTACACGGCTATTGCAGGGACTTACAATGACGTCCTCGACCAGGGATTTGACAGTTTCACAACTGTTTTCCACGGCGGCCAGGACGGCATGAATATCTTGGAAAAAGAACCTTTCGCCGATAGAAATACTGCCGACGGAACAGCAACAACCTCGTATGAGTGGTATTCCATTAAGAGAGCAATTGATACAATCGCCGACCCCGAAGTTGTCGAATGTAACTTGGTAGCAATGCCGGGTATTAGAGAGACAACTCTAACGGACCACTTGCTGAACACATGTGATGCCCGCGGCGATGCTCTGGCGATTGTTGATATCGAAGGTGGGTACGACCCCGCTTATGAGAACAACAAGTCAGAGGCTGATAGAATGTCTGATACTGCTGTAAACGATGTGGTGACAAACATCAAGTCCCGGCGACTTAACACGAGCTACGGGGCATGCTACTGGCCATGGGTCCAGGTAAGAGACAGCGCTGATGGAACTTCTTTCTGGGCACCGCCCTCGATTGCAGCCCTAGGCGCCCTGTCGTACAGCGAGGCAAATTCAGAACTTTGGTTTGCCCCTGCCGGATTCAACAGAGGGGGGCTTTCTTCTGGAGCCGCTGGTCTGACAATCACCGGCCTTCGCCAGAGATTGACTTCTGCAGAACGTGACAAACTTTATGAGCAGAACATCAACCCGATTGCGCAGTTCCCGGCCGAGGGTATTGTAATCTTCGGACAAAAGACGCTTCAGGCTGATGCCACTGCTCTTGACAGAATCAATGTCAGAAGACTTCTCATTTATGTTAAGAAGGAAATCTCTAGAATGGCTTCGACAGTACTGTTCGACCAGAACGTTGCTGCCACTTGGGATAGGTTTAAGAGACAGGCCGAGCCGTTCTTGAAGAGCGTCCAGGCTAGACTTGGATTGGTAGACTTCAAGGTAATCTTGGATGAGACCACAACCACTTCAGACTTGGTTGATAGAAATATCATGTACGCAAAGATCCTTCTTAAGCCGACGAGAGCAATTGAGTTCATTGCACTTGACTTTGTAATTACAAGATCAGGCGCATCTTTTGAGGATTAAAAAAAGTAACTTACTAATTATGGTAGATAGGAGAAATAAATAATGGCAACTCTTTCAGATGCTACATTTTGGACCGGCGCCGGAGGCCCCGGTGGCAGAACAACAGAACCAAAAAGACAATCTAGGTTTATCCTCTCAATGGATAGCGTTCCTGTATGGGTAGTGAAGAGAGTTACGAAGCCCAGCCTTTCTATTACAGAGGCCGGTCACCAGTTCTTGAACCACACGTTCTATTACCCCGGCAAGCTGGATTGGGCTCCTATCGATGTTACTTTGGTTGATCCTATTGATCCTGACATGGCTCAGACGTTCTTGAATATCATCAAGCGCGCTGGCTACAATCCCCCCACGACCCGCGAAGCTGCTGAGTCGCACATCATCACCAAGAACGGTTTCCGACCTTCAATTGGTGGCCAGATCTCCATCAAGCAGATTACTGATGGTTATGGTCCCGGCCACAAGGGAGTTTTGGAAGAGTGGGTTATCTACAATCCGTTTATCACTTCAGTACAGTATGGCGATCTTTCTTACGACTCCGACGAGTTGGTACAGATTTCTGTCACCATGCGCTATGATTATGCAGATCTTGTCTTCACCAGAGGTGACGGCACCGTTGATGCACTATAAACGCCCTATTATTCATAAAAAAAATATCACTTTCTATTTAAATTAAACACCAATATGGTTTATCATATGTATATACGAGGTAAAGATGACCCAAAGAAACAATGAAGATAGAATCGGCGCAGTTGACCAGCAGGTTGACAACCCCGTCGAAGCTATTGCAACCCAAGCCCCCGAAGGCGCAGCCTTCTCTTTTGCAACACCAACAGAATTTGTTGGATTGCCATCCGGGGGTAGATACTATCCCACTGACCACCCTCTACACAATGTGACCACAGTGGAAATCAAGCACATGACGGCCAAGGATGAGGATATTCTAACTTCTAGAACACTTCTCAAGCAGGGTATCGCAATCGATAGGTTGTTAAAGAATGTGATAGTTGATAAGTCCATCAATATTGATGATATGCTTGTTGGCGACAAGAACTCTATTTTAGTTACAACTAGGGCAACCGGCTATGGTACTCAGTACAATACAACGGTGTTGTGCCCTGTTTGTGGTACATCTAACGACCATGCATTTGATTTGGGAACAGGTCTTGTCAATTCAGGCGGATCCGAATCTGCTGAGCCGGGCACAGTTGTGGAAGAAGACAACGGCACCTTCTCTATTGATCTCCCCCAGTCAAAAGTTACGACCACTGTGCGTTTAATGACTGGTCGCGACGAGAAGAACATTGCTAAACTAGCAGAACAGAAGAAGAAACACAATCTAGGTGATTCAAGTTTAACAGATCAACTTAGAATGATCATTGTGGCAGTTAACGGCACTAACGACCGCTCTGCCATACATAATTTTGTAGAAAATATGCCGGCGATTGATTCTCGCTACTTAAGAAGCATCTACGCCAAGATAACGCCCAACGTTGATCTTTCCCAGGAGTTTGCGTGCAATACGTGTGATTATAGTGGTGACATGGAGGTTCCGTTCACAGCGGACTTTTTTTGGCCTCAACGATGATTATATAAAAGACGTCTATGAACAGTTTTTCCTCATGAAGTATTATGGCGGCTGGAGCTTTACTGAAGCATACAATTTGCCAATAAGTATTAGGCGATGGTTTCTGGACCGCTTAAGCAAACAACTGAATACTGAAAGAGAAAACATGGAAAACTCCTATAGAAAGGCTTCAAACCAGGCGAAATCCAATAAAAGCCAAACGTTCACTTCTTAAGACATCTCCGCGTCTATTTTCTTTAAAATAACTAATTATAAAGAGTATTGGTTTATTTTGAGGAGAAATTCAATGTCAGCCTTAAATGAGAATGAACTTGCCCCCATTGTAGTTGATTTGGGCGCAGCAAGAAGAAAAGAAATAAATGAAAGTTGGCTAAGAATGTTTGGCGGCGCCATTAAAGGTATTTTGGGTTATATGTTTGCCGATGCGGCAGGTCCAAATTTTAAAATTAAAGGCTCCCCGGCAGAGATTAAATCTTTTGCTAATGTTCTAAACAGAGAAAAACAATATATGGAGACATACGTTGATCTGGGCTTGGATAATCCTCAGACTTATAAAGATAAGTATAAGCTCGACCAGGCCATCGCCAAATTCGAGCGCAGAACGGGCATCAAATGGCCGTTAAAATAGGGGAGATCAACTAAGTGGCAGACGGACCAGATATTGGCAAATTACAAGAAGCTATTCAGAAAAGACAAGCTGAACTTGCTGTTGTCAAGGAACAACTGCGCCAAGAGCAAGAAAGATTTGCTGCTATACAACAGTCCAATGTAGCCATTGAAGATCAGAGGGCCGCCTACGAGCGCGTTCTGGGGCTAAGGCAAAAACAACTTGACACCATACAAAACCTCTCTGCAGTTCAGCAACAGCTCGCCTCCACATCCGCCGCCGAGTTGGAAACATTGCGTCAAACTGCCGGCGTATCATCGGAACAGTTGGCAACAAAACAGCAAGAGGTCGCCAGTGCCCAGGCGGTGGCTGATCAACTCCGCGACCAGGGAAGGGTCCTCGATAGCAACCTTACAAAACAAAGAAGGGCCCAACAGCTTACAAACGAATTGGCCAACTCAACTAGGAACATTGTTTCTACGCTGACAGGCCTGGATTCAGCTTGGCAGACCACTTTCATTGGCACCTTCGCCCGTGCCGCCCAAGAAACAGGGGGCTTTTCACAAGCTCTTTCCGTTGTAGGCGGCGAGATGACAGCCATGGCCACCCCGATGAACGCCATCGCGATGGTTGCCATGAAAGTGGTCGAATCAACCATATTGATGATTACCAGGTTTGATGAATTAAAGGTTGGTTTCAGAACAGCTACAGGAGCAGGAAGAGAATATGACGCAGTACTAGAGGGCGTCTCCATGACAAATAGGCAGTTTGGTGTTTCATTATCAGAAGCCCAGGGCGCCATGTCATCGTTGTACACCGAAATGTCCCAGTTCTCTCACTTAGGTAGAAACTTACAAGTAGAGCTATCGGGCCTCGTTGCCAAGATGGGAAAGGCCGGAGTCTCTGGATCAACCGCTGCCGCCAATATGGATACACTGACAAGGACGTTCGGTATGGGAATCGGCCAGGCGAAACAGTTCTCCATGGACATGGTGCAGTTGGGAACTGACATAGGCATCCCACCGAAAAGATTAGCTCAGGAACTAGGAGCCCTTGCCCCACGCCTCGCACAGTACGGCTCCACTGCCACGAATGAATTTAGAAAATTAGCCGCCCAGGCTAAGGCTACAGGAATGGAGATGCAGAGATTGATCGGCATTTCTCAAGGATTTGATACGTTCGAAGATGCAGCCCAAAAGGTAGGTGCATTGAACGCTATTTTGGGCGGCCCGTATTTGAACACGGTGACAATGATGACTGCTACAGATTCGCAGAGGTTGCAAGTTGTTAGACAGGCAATCATCGCAAGCGGCAGGTACGCAGAAATAACGGACAAAGCAGGATCCGCACAATCCAGGTTCTTGGCAAAAGCAATTGCAATGAATTCAGGAATCCAAGACACTGACTCTCTCATGAGATTATTGAATAATGATTTAAGCCAGTTTAGTTCAGAGGCTATGAATGCCGCCGGATCAGAGGCAAGATTGAACGAGGTTTCAATGCAGAATACAACAATTATGCAAAAGATGGCCATTTCCGTTGAGGAATTGGCTGTGGGAGCTAACCAGTTATCGACTGGAATTAGTAACTTGATGTCTTACCTGAACAACACGATGGCGGTGGCTACCGGGATTATCGGTGTCTTTGCGACACTAACTGGTGGAACTTGGCTCCTAGGAAAAGCCATGGGCAGGGCAGCAGGCCAGGCTGCAGCACAATCGCTGGCCAACACGAACGTTGCCACTACGGCAACCGCTGCCACCGGAGCAAACGCCGGCCTCAACGCTTCATTGGCCACGACGACCCCTGCAGCCACCGCAGCCGGCACGGCCTTAAGGGGTTTCGGAATTCAAGCCGGCGCCCTTCTTATCGGAGTCGGCGCAGCAGCAGCAGGAATCGGCCTTTTGGTAGGAAAGTTCAGAGGAATGGGTGACCAGGAATCAACCGAGAACATCCAAAACTATGCCGGCGCCATGAACTCCCTTGGCGCAGTAATTGAAAACATGCCGACAGACAAAGTTATCAACGTTTCCACAGCAATGGATAATTTCAAGGAAACAATCAACGCAGTTGTTAGATTGGAAGGTCTTGAAGATATCAGCAACACGGTACGACTCGTTTCAGCAGCGAGCCAGTACTCTGCAGCAATTGTGAGAGCGCAAGATGTGCGAGACCCCCTTAAAGAATTGATCAACGCCATCCGCTCCCAGGGCGGCGGAAGCCAGGCCCGAGGAGGCCCTGTAAACATTACAATGAAGTTGAACAACAAGACGTTCGGTACCGCGGTGTCGGATCACCTGGCGAGTATGATGGATGTGAATGTTTAATAGAATAGGAATAAGATAGAATGACAGCAGATCTACCAAAGAAAAGTACGCAACTCCTCCTAGATAGGAACAGGCAAGATGGCAAAGAAGTGAAAGGACCAGATACCGCCGAAGGCCGTCGCCACGTAGCGAAAGTTCTCGCCGGCTTCGCGCAAGACGACAGCCGGTTTTTGTACAACAGCGGTTTGCGGCTTGAGTTCGGCCACTTGCCTTCTGGAAAGACTGTTGGCTTCAAGGCGTTTTTGACAAACTATGCGGAACAGTATAACTCGCAATGGAACATGGAATCCGCGCTTGGACGAATGGATCCAATCCACACTTTCAAGAACACCACCAGATCAATCACCTTGGGTTGGAACTTGGTAAGCAACAGCGTCATGGAAGCGGCCGAGAATCAAAAGAATCTAAGCAGCTTGATTCAAATGCTCTACCCATCATATAGTGATACCGATAGTGAGGTGAAGGTTATGTCCACACCACCGCTGATGAAGCTTAAGTTTGCCAACTTGATTCAGGATGTCACCCAGGGTACCAATATGCTTAAAACGGACACCACTTCCGCTACAAACGGCGGCGGATCTCCGGCTCAACTAGGAGTCTTGGACAGTGGATTGGTGGGAAGAGTCGATGGCCTCACAGTGGCGCCAGACAGTGATGCAGGGTATATAGTGATCCCAGGCGACGACGGCCCTTTGATTTATCCCAAGACAATCGGCCTGAACTGCACTTTCTATGTTATTCATACACATCCGCTGGGGTGGGAAGGAAGTGCAAAGAACCGCCGCGCAATGAATCCGCTGCACCCATATGGCATGGACTCTGGCTTTGCGAAGGTATCCGACAACTATAGCAATAATCAGGAAAACGATGATAATCCTTTGATAGTCACAAAAAAAGGCGGCGCCGACGTGTTCACAGAACAACTAGATCAAAATGATGGATCCACGGACGGCGACGGCTTCGCGACGGCGGCCGGCGGAGTTGGTGCCATGGCGCAAAAGACCGCAGAAGAAATTCTGGAGGATAAAGAATAATGGCAGTAGGAAGATATAGCGGCAGAAAAGTTCAGTACAATGATAACGATTTGTATGATGAGCAACTTGATAAACGTGGAAAGAGGTTTATAAGGCAGTTCGAAACGCCTGTTTTAAACTACCCAACGAAGACTCAAAGGAAAAACCTAAAGACATTCGGTCATGTTTGGGAGACCGGCGACAGATATTGGAAACTTGCTGCTGAATATTATGGAGATCCAGGATATTGGTGGATCATAGCTTGGTTTAATAAGAAACCCACTGAGTCGCATGTCAAGTTAGGAGATGTCTTACAAATCCCAGAGCCGCTTGAACGTGTTCTGGGCTACTTTGACGTGTAGACTTATTTGAGGAGAGAGCGGTGGCCGGCAAAAACAAAAAAAGCGGAAAATTTAAAGAATTTACAAATCTTCACGCCCCGAATCTTTCGGACGCGGAACAAAGGCAAGAATATGTTTCAGCCCTGGAAGAACGCAACTGGCAAGAACAATGTTTCTTGATTGACAACATCGAGCGTCTTACTGCTCGACGTAGAATCATCGAACAAACAAAGAAAGAGCCGGGCAAAAAGAGCAAGAAGGTGGCCCTTCATAGTTGGGACTCCGCGGAGAATGCCGACTTCCGAGAATACAAAAATATGATTTTGTTGAAAGGCTCTCCAGACGTAATGTCAAACTTATTTTCCAAGGGCAATGCTGATGCAATTTATAAAACTAAGCCACATGTAATGTCCTACGTGGTACCCACAGTGCAGTTCTTTAAGGTTCATCACAATCATGTACTCGCCGACTTCGGACCAGAGTTTAAAACCGGAAGAAATTATAAAGAAAGTAGACAATTAACCGTGCCGATGCCCTTGCCCATCAACACTCACGCTAGCGCTATTGATAAAATTCTAGAGGAAGGCGGTGTATATGACGACATGGGGCTTAAAAATTTTAGTTTTAATTTTGACGGAAAGGACATGGTGCAGAAAGAGATTTTTAAAGCCAACGCTTCTTTTTATTTTACCGGTGTGAACTCCCTAGTTAAGCAAAGAACCTATCCATTAAACGGCACACACTTTCCTTGGAGATGGATGGATATCGTCCAGCCCGGCGGCAGTTTAATAAGGGAGGCCGACCTGAGCAAGAACGTGGAGAAAGGCGAAAAAGCACACCTGGAAGACTTCCGCCCGGCTTTTTGCGAGATCAAGGCAATTGTGGGTTGGGCCAAGAATCTCTCAAAGATTCAAGAAGAGGAGAACCTTGTCGATAAAGATGATCTGGATGCTTACTCCTCACTTGTCAATAGTCAGGCAGAGTTTTATCTCTCCTTGGTGCACCACACATTCACATTCCATGAAGACGGAACATTGGAATTAGAAGTGAACTGGGTTGGGAGGCTTAATAGCCAATGGCGCTCGAAAGAAAGCGACTTGTTTTATAATGATGTCAACGACTACATTGACGCCAAGGCAATCCGAGATCTGGAAAAACAAATTGGAAAGCTAGAGCAATACGCCGACGATCTCAAAAAGAGGAGAGAACGCTCTAAGCCCGGAAAAGGTCATCCGCATAAAGGACAATACAATCCATATGCCGCATCAGGCAAAAAGGTTGTTTCCGACACCCCGCCAGTAGCTAATAACACCCCCGGTTTCGGGTCAGAAAATAAGGATTTAAATCTCCAAAGCGCAGCCGCAATTGCTTATGAATCTCAAGGGGAAAGCCGCGTCTCAACGCGCATCCACAACGCCAGGACCTTGTTACATACCTCAAAGGCCCCAAGAAGCTTGAAAGATGCATATGAAAAAAAACATATTCTGCAAAAGGCCAAAATGAAACTAAGGTATCGGCACCACAAAAGATTGATCACGGCCATCCACGACGGCTTTTTCTCCAAAGGAGATGACGCCCAAACCACGACTCCAGCCCGGGGCGTTAATGTAATAGAAGTTGACGAGCGCCTCGTCGGCATTTATCAGCAAAAAACAACGGGACAGGATTATCAACTTTCCAACGACTTTCAAAACAAGATGGTCAGAATGGCCGGCACTGCTGAAACCGCATACAAATTGAACAAGAAAGGAGAGCCAGCACTTGTCGACGGCGCCAAAGAATATGAGGATACCAAAGATCAGGAACAATTAGATGATATACGAAACAGGGCCCTCGAACGCCGCGCATATCCCGGCGGAAACCCATTGAGCCCGGAAAATATGAAGATCCGACGAGACGGCGGACTCGACGCCGGCTGGAACTCCTGGGCGCCCAAGTGTATCCAAAACCCTTTTAAGACAACGGAAGAAATCAATGACAAGATGATACAGAATCTAGATCCGGAATCAAAATCACCGACAAAAGGTCTCGCCATCGATGCTCTCGTTTCGGGCAAGGGTCGGAAAAATTTTAGAAAAGAAATTCAAGAACAAATTGTCAAGGTGTCGGAGATAAATTGCGGAGATGTCCCCCACGGCCGGCATCAAATAATGTTTGTTTTTCTAGGAGACATACTTGAGAGTGCCCTCCAGATATTAAAGGGCAATCCGTTTGCCGAAGACGCAGAGGATGGTGGCCAAGCTAAAAGCAAGGAACCAAAACTGCTTCTGGGCCCAATCCGTTTTCATGACCCATATTCGACAACAATGGCAGAAACTGAAAACGACTTCCCCACTATTGAGGTTAACTTGGCAGACGTCCCCGTCTCCATGCGCTATTTCAGCCAATGGTGGACAAAAAACATAACTTCCAAAGAAGTTGATATTTTGACTTTTGATCGATTCGTCAAAATGCTGTTAGAAGATCTAGTAATGGTCGCCGTTGGTAGAAATTGCTATGCCGGCTCTGCGATGCCGATTTCTAGAATTTCTATGAAAGACTTTACGATTGAACAACCATTGAGCGAAATAACTGGCATGGACACGGAGGGTGGAACACAATTCGGCCCCCGCGGAAGAACGGACGTATTGGACCTCGATGATGAACTGAGGAAAAGTAGAGAAGGTGAATCATCTTCCCTAACTAGATATTTGGCCTCACCAGCTTCAGCTATCGAGGGTGCCAAAAAGTCTTCATCTCCAGAAAAACCATGGCACACCTATCGGCTGATATACGCACTCAGTTATATGCCAAGAGCACTGACTGCGAATCCGGACACCGACCGCGGCAGAGGTTTGCATCATTTTTATATCGGCGCCGACAGGGGTCTGGTTAAAAACATCAGCTTTTCTAAGCTAGACAACCCATCAATCCACGCATATAAGATTGCATCCAGTGGCGTTAGGGATATGAGAGAACATTATAAGGTGACGATTACCATGTTTGGAAATGTTTATTTTGAACCTGGTCAGTTAATATATGTTAACCCGACAATGATGGGTTTGGGTAATCCAAAACAAAGCGAAACTATTGCTCGATCCTTGGGTCTGGGGGGATATCATAGAATCATATCGGTCAACAATAGCATTGACGAGGGCGACTTTGATACTCAAATTGTAGCTCTTTGGGAGAGTCACGGTCTTGAGAAAGAAGAAGGTGAATATAATATGCCAACCGAGATCATAGGAGCCCTCCCCTCTTCCCCTGGCGACGGCGTGGAATCCCTTTTGGGTGACGAAACTTATATTTAGGAGAGTGTGAACATGGCCTATAACAATTCACAATATCACACGGCTCTAGGAAACAACAACCTAGGATCCCAGGGCTGTTTTTTGGAGAGAAAATTCTATGCCCAACGCGCTTACCCTGCTGACGGCCCAAAGCCAATAGACTTTTGGTACCAAGCCCCTTTATATGGAAAAATAAATTATGATGGCGAGACGGTATACCTCGGAGGCGCAAAGTTTCTCAGCACAATTGCCGGTAACAAGTCTTCAGATGAAGTCCTAGCCCTGCGCCCAGTAGCCGCGGCCTTTAAAGAATTCAACGAAGAGTATAAAGCTCTAATGGCCCTTCGAAGTTGCCCGGACGCGCAAGAAGACGATCCGCTAGCGTCAATCAATCCCCGCCGAGGGTGGACTGGCGTCAACAATCTATATCACCGCCATATGACGATGTTCTTCAACTCTCTCGGCTCGGTATTTTTAAAAGAAAACCAAAGAGAACACTCTTTGATGGATTTTAGGGATTTTGTGAGATTGTTCGCGGAAGCGGTTCATATGACAAACGGCAAGATGCCAATCACCAAAACTGCATATGTAAAGTCCAATCTGTGCTCACACAGAACTAGCGGCGTGGTGATTGATATAGGTTTGGGTGATTTTTCCGATGATCTCGTAAAGCACACGGAATATATTAAAAGCCCAAACTTTAACACATACCGATACATGGCTAAAAGACATGGCTTCTTGGTGGATAAAAACGCACCATGGAGGCTTGTTGCCGATTTGGCTTCGGAACCAATGAAAAAACACATGGCCATGGATGGAACAACCCCGAAAACGTTTTTTTCAGATTATTATTTAAAATCTCATGTATATGATATCACAGAGCTTAAAGCTAGAATGTTTGCGTGGTATAATGAGTATGTTTTGATATACCCAAGTTACATCAAGCCGACAATCACGGCGACAAGCACGAATAAATGCGTCCTCCGCCGCGCCCCGATTACGATGGAAAAATACAATGCAGACTTCGATGCGAACTTTTGGTTAAGATTTTACTTGTATATTCGAGCAAAAGAGAGTACAATAAGTATGAGTCAAAGTCAATTCGAGGCAAAAGTGAGAAAAGCGCAGAAAATATACAAACACTATCAGTATGAAAGATCTGTTGATTATCTTGATAAGGAAGTACGAAGCTTTAGCGAGAGAATTGTTGGCGAAGGCGAAGCAACAAACGGATTTAGACTTTACGGATAGGGAATGCTTTTTCAAGCTTTAGATGATAAAAAACATTGTGTAGGTGTTTACGTCGACGGGAACCTTGTTTATGACAAGCTGCCAGAGAACCTGACAAAAACATGGAAATATTCAGATTTCCTAGCAGACAGAAATATTGAATACGCCAGTCTTTATTGTGGCAGCAAGTCATTAACTGAGATGTGCCCTCCCGTGTTTTTAACTCAGTGGAAAGAAACAACAGAAAGGCTAAAGGCATTTCTCAGATCCTTTCATGAGGCCAGGGTTGATCTAAGTAAAAATTGCTTTTTCGATCTCGTACCAGAACAATTCTTGAAAGAATACTGCGAGATAAAAAACAAGATAACAGAACACACTTTGGAGATATGCTCCCGTCCAGAAAATTATGATTTTTTGCTTGACATGACAAAGTTGGTTGGCAAAATAAAGTCACAAACTCTCAATGTCGACACCGAGGAATTGAAGAGTCGACTGAGTGAATACAAGGTTCGCCAATTCTGCAAAAAAATAAAAACAACAAATCCTGTTGTGGATTATAATATATTTGGAACAAAGACTGGCCGCCTTACCACTAGAAAAAATAGTTTTCCAATTCTTACGATGGATAGTTCATATAGAAAGATTCTAAAGCCAAAAAATGGCTGGTTTGTTGAATTGGATTACAATGCTGCGGAGTTGAGGGCTCTGACTGGTTTGCTAGATAAAGAACAGCCAACAGAAGATATACACGATTTTAACGCAACACACGTATATCACGGAACCACCACCCGCGAGGAAGCAAAAAAGAGAATATTTGCATGGCTTTATAACCCCCACTCAAAAGATTCCGCCTCCAAGCGCGTTTATGACAGAGACAAGGTGTTGAAAAAGCATTGGCACAACACACATGTAACAACTCCTTTCGGCAGAGAAATAGATTCAGATGAATACCACGCTTTGAACTATATAATCCAAAGCACTTGTAGCGATATCGTCTTAAGACAGGCCATTAAACTTGATAAATTTTTGGAGAACTATAAAACAAATATCGCATTCATGATACATGACTCCATCGTGTTGGACATGTCACCAGAAGACGAACATAAAATAAATGAGATTTTTCACTTGTTTGCAGATACTGAATTTGGATTATTTCAATCCTCCGCAAAGGCGGGTAAAAACTTTGGAGAAATGAAAGATTTATGGATAAAATTGTAGGCCTAGGCCAAGCGGGTTGCAACGTTGCTGCAGCATTTGAGGCATATCCACAATACGAATGTTATTATTTTGATACGTCCCCACACGATTCACAAAAATCTGTATTGGTGCCCAAGCAAGATAAACACGAGGATTACGAAGAAGCTTGCCCATCATACGAATATGAATTGAGAGATCTGCACGGCGACGTGTTGTTTGTTTTAGGCGGCGGCGGAACCATTAGTGGCATGTGCTTGAGGCTTTTGGAACAAGTAGCTAGAAATGCAAAAAGCGTTAGTTTGTTATATATCAAACCAGACACTTCTTTGTTGGGAGAAACCAAAAAGTTGCAAGAGCGAGTAACTTACATGGTGCTTCAAGAATACACAAGGTCTGGAGTTTTCAAGCAAATGATTATTGTCGACAATTCAGAATTGGAAAACATTTTGGGCGAGCTTCCGATTATAGGTTACCACAACAAATTGAATGAAATGGTGGTGTCAACAATCCACATGATAAATGTTTTTGAGAACACCAAGTCTATTGATGACACACTTGCCTCCCTACCAGAAACAGCCAGAATTGCTACAATCGGAGTGATGGATGTGGAAAATAATAAAGAAAATATGTTTTTTTCCCTTGAAAAACCTAGAGAAATAAGGTATTATTATGCTATCAATGAAGATGAATTAAATAAGAGTAGCGGATTGTTCAGGACTATAAAGGAAAACGTGAAAAGCAGAACCTCTGACGAAGTAACTGCGTGTTACGGCATTTATTCGACCAATTATGACAAAAATTACGGATATTTGATGCATTATAGCTCTCATGTCCAGGACGATAAAAAAAGTTAATTTTTTGGTTGACAACGGCTGCTACCTGTGCTACAGTATAGGAAATTGTTAATATAAAGGAGAAATGAAATGGCAATTGATATGGATAAGATGAAACAACGCAAGGGAAACCTACAAAACCGCGGAGGGGTGAATGGCGGAAACGCTAACTTTTGGCGCCCACAGGACGGCGAACAGACAATTCGCATTCTTCCAACTCCCGATGGGGATCCCTTCAAGGACTATTGGTTTCATTATAACGTTGGCACCAAGCCAGGGTTTTTGTCTCCAAAGAAGAACTTTGGAGAGGATGATCCGCTTGATTCCTTCGTTCGTAAGCTCTTCGGAGAAGGTACTGAGGAAAGTCGCAAGTTAGCCAAGGATTTGATGGCAAAGCAGCGTTTCTTTTCCCCGGTAATTGTCCGAGGCGAAGAAGATAGAGGAGTCCAGGTTTGGGGTTACAGCAAAACTGTATACGAGACTCTTCTTAACTTGGTGCTCAATCCGGAATACGGTGATATCACTGATCCGGAATCGGGTACCGATTTGGTCATTGTCTATGGTAAGCCTGCAGGAGCATCGTTCCCGCAGACTAAAATCACCCCTCGTCGACGTTCCACCCAACTGTTCGACGACATGGATGATGACCAGTGTGCTAGCACGCTAGAGGCTATTCCTGACATGGATGACCTCTTCGAGCGAAAGGCCCCTGAAGAGGTTGGCAGTATGCTGGACGAGTTCTTGTCTGGCGACGACGGCGCTGAACAGCGCTCCACAGAGACAGAGAAGTATGGTACTACTAATAGTGCAACTACCTCTGATACTGTTGACCAAGCGTTCCAGGAGCTTTTGGGAAGCTAGCTTTTTGGGGGAGCGTTGCTCCCCCTTCTTTTTTATACTGAGAGGAAATAGTGAGATCGAGTAAAAAATCAAATGAGACCAAGAAGGGGCGCCTGTCCCCGAAAGATCTGAAAAACATCCTCAATAAGGGTGCAGGTGCAACAGTCGCCCACAACTTGAATGATGATAATCCTACAGAAGTGCATGATTGGATTTCAACCGGCTCACGCTGGCTTGATTCAATTATCTGTAGAGGGAAGTTGGCTGGTATTCCGACAGGCAAGATCGTAGAGATCGCAGGCTTGGAATCAACAGGCAAATCTTACATGGCTGCTCAAATTGCAGCAAACGCACAAAAGAAGGACATCGATGTAATCTATTTTGATTCAGAGTCCGCCATTGACCCAGAGTTCTTGCTTCGTGCAGGATGCGATTTGGATAAGCTTATTTATGTGCAAGCTATCAACTGCGAGACCGTTTTGGAGCAAATTGAAAGCTTACTCAACTTGAACGAGAATCGAATGCTTTTCATTTGGGATTCTCTAGCATTCACACCAGCCATGGCCGATTTGCAGGGAGATTTCAACCCACAGTCTTCAATGGCTGTAAAGCCGCGCATTCTGTCGAAAGCGTTTCAAAAACTAACAGTGCGAATTGCCAACAGGGAAAGTACACTGCTTATATTGAACCAGCTTAAGACGAACATTACGTCCAATGTGGCTGAAGCTATGACCACACCATATTTCACACCCGGAGGCAAGGCAGCAAATTATGCCTACTCGTTGAGAGTCTGGCTAACCGGTCGAAAGGCAAAAGCTAGTTTCGTCATGGACGACAAGGGGTTCAGAATTGGTTCTGAGGTAAAGGCAAAGATTGAAAAGAGTCGCTTTGGGACGCAAGGTCGACAGTGTGCCTTTAAGATTCTTTGGGGAGACGACGTTGGCATTCAGGACCAAGAGAGTTGGCTTGAGGCTATCAAGGGCACTGCCAATCTGACCTCCTCGGGAGCATGGTATTCTCTACACCACACCAATGGCGAGACTGTTAAATTTCAAGCAGCCAATTGGCTGGAAAAGTTGAAAGATGAAAAATTCTATAATAGGGTGATCGAGATCATGGAAGAAGAAGTCATCCTCAAATTCGACAAGCGCGAAGGCGATGCAGAATCGTTCTACACAATTCCAGACGAGGAAGAGTAGACACGCCTCGTTGAATTAATTCCAGTTGACATACGGAGTATAGTGTGATACTCTTTCTATAGTAGAAAGAGGTTAGATAGGTGTATGGTTTCTAAGAAAACACAGAGTAGAATGGATTTGGCAAAGAAGGT